TATCGGTTATTTTGTGGCGTGTGACGGTTTCGACCAATAACCCATCCGTGATTGCGAGTGTGGCATCCCGATGGGCAACCCCACCCAAGCCCGGTAGCGTGTCGGTTGAGCATGATGCTGTGAATGTGCAACCCATGAACGCAAGCCCCAATGCAGGGGAAGCGCGAGATGATGGGCGACAATTGCTGATGAATATTGCCAAGGCGTTCGGGTTGCCTGAGTATATGTTGGGGGATGGTGAAAATGCCAATCTGGCATCGGCATCACGGCAACAACTGCCTGCCATCGTAAAATTTGAGGACTATCAACGCACCCTCATCATGGAACTATGGAAGCCCATGTTTAAAAAAGTGTTGAGTATTGCAATTGATCGGGGGGAGCTCCCTATTATGGTGCAGAAGCATAATGGGGCGGGCAATCCAATTGAGGGTGAAATGATCCCGACTATGGAAGCGTTCGATGTGCAATATAAGGATATTATGCAGGAAGATATTTTGAAATTGACGCAAGCCCTTGAAAAACAAATGCAAAATGAGTTTATTTCGGTGCGTTCGGCGCGGGGGTTGTTGGGTAATGACCCTGATTTGATCGAAAAAGAAATTGAGGAAGAAAAAGAACAGGCAATGCGTGATATTGCACAGGGGCGTATGATGCGCCCGCCTGAGATGCGTCCNGAAGCCTTACCCGTGGGGGATGATATGGGGGNTGATGAGGACGAAACCGAGGACGAAACCCCCGAAATGGTGGGNGCATAATGACACTCACGAAACGCCATATCAACCGTGTGTTGGATGCGGGCGGTTATCAGTTTGTTGACCCTGCAACCGTGCAAAATTTGCGGATGCGGTATGCGGAATCGTTTATGCGTCGGCGTTTGTTTGCGATTGAGGATGAAACGGTTATTGAAATTTACCGCCGATACCGCACAGCGTTTGAGGATATACGGGCGCAAGCGGGGCGGGTGGCAGATGGTATGGGCATCCGCCGTGTTGAGAATGATGCACGGGGCGTTTTGTGGCGGCGTGGGGTCATGGATTTTGCCGAGGTGCGATTGCGTGAACTGGCATTAGATGTGGCGCGGTATAGCTATGATCGTGTTGTGCTGGGGTATATGGCATCCTATTATGGCAAATTGTGGATGTTGGATTCGATTACACAGGGGGATGTGATTCCGGTACGGCGTATTAGCCCTACACAGGCAAGTATAGCGGTGTTAGATGGGGCATTGTTGGAAGATGTGGGCAACCGCATTGTGTATGACAATATGGGGCGTGAATGGCGCGAGTTGTATCGGGATTCATTAGACGAGACCATTATAAAAATTCGGCGGCGGCTATCTTCTGGCATGGGGGATGGTGAAACGGTGGATGAATTGATGCGGGGCATTGCCGATGTGTTAGGGGTAACGATTGACCGCCGACGCACGGGCATACCGGATGTGCGGGCAAATTTTAACCGCGTGCAGGCAATCACCCGTAGTTATTTTATTGATGCCAACAATCGGGCGGCGTTGGGGGTATATGGTCAACATCGGGATGTTGTGTGGGGGTCGGAATGGTCGGCGGCGCATGATAACCGTGTGTGCCCCACATGCGAACGGTTGAACGGGCAGAAATGGGCATTGGATGATTTGAGTATGAAGCATCCTGTAAGCGATACGCACCCCATGTGCCGATGTAGCCTCATCCCCGTTTTGCACGACAATATTACCGCCGTGCCAAATGATAGCCCACCTGATACGAGTTTTCAGGATTGGTTAATCGGGTTCGGGTTGGGGTATGTGTTAGGTGATTTTTTAGGGCGTGATTTGGATAGTACACGGGTATAACGTGGGGGGATTATGAGTACACAATTATTTGTTGAATCGGTTGTTTTGTTGGAAGCAGATAAAGACAACCGTACTGTTACACAGAAGATTATTGCGGTGGGTGAGAGTGCCAACCGCCGATTTTATCCGGCGGATGTGGTCAAACGTGCGACACAATTATTTGAGGGCGTGAAAACGTATGCCGACCACCCATCGAAAAACGATATTGTTAACCGCCCTGAGAGAAGTATCTCCGATTTAACGGGATGGATTGACAATGTCCATTTTAATGAATCCATGAACGCCATTGTGGGCACGCGGCATTTTACGACCAATCAAAAGGGGCAGGATGCGTGGCAATTGGCGAAACAGGTTGTATTTGAAAACGCACCCCCATCATTATTTGGGGCATCCATCAATGCGTTGGGTAAGGGTGTTAAGCGTGATGATGGGGTATTGGAAGTCACGGAAATATCACGGGCAATTAGCGTGGATGATGTGACAAGCCCGGCGGCGGGTGGTGGGTTTGATAAATTGTTGGCATCGGATGGGGGCATTGTTGCCGCCGTGATGTCGGAATTGAGTTATGAGGAATGGTTTGAAGCCCGACCAGATTTTATCAAACGGGCACAAAATGAATGGAAACAACCGCGCCAAACAAAAGCACTTAAGGCGGCGTTAGCCGAGGCTGGGGGCTTTAAGGCACAGGTTGAGAGATTGTCAGAAGATAACGCAACAATGCGGCAGGCTTACGAGGCTATTGTATCCGAATTAGATATGGTAAGGCGTGAGCTAGTTGTAATTGAGACCTTGCAAAAGGTGCGTGGGCTTCCGGCAGAATGGCGTGAAAGTTTGCGTCAACAGTTGGTTGAGAGTGATCCCGATGAATGGGGCACAATCATTGCAACGGAGCAACAAAAAGCCAAGCGGGTATCTTCCCGAATTGGTGGGGATGATTTTCCGGTACGGCGGGTGCAACAGGCATATAAGCCCACCCCTATACAGGAATCATTAGCCCCTAAAGATGGGGAAGATTACCGCACATGGCAACAACGTATTAGCAAATTAAAAGGATGAGTTGAAATGGCAACGACACCACAATCAGCGGTCGCAGGCGTACCGTATCAGGAAGATATTAAGTTTGCGATTGCGAGTGCAACAGGCAATATCAGCGTGGGCGATTGGCTCGCGTATAGCGGTCAATTTGTATTGGCAACCAATAGTGGCGAAACGGCATACTGGAAAACATCCGGTGCAGGTATCGCATTGGATAGTAACCCCGTTTATGATCCGGCAGGGCGTAGCGTGCAAAATTCGGCGTTATTGTATGCGTCGGATATTACCATTTACGCAAGCGCGGCATTTAGCGGGCAACCCACCCTCGGTTTGGGTGCATATCCCGTATCTACAGGTAGCGCGGTTAATGGCACCACAGGTTTAACGGGTGTGGGTGCGACATGGCAAACGGCACAGGTACGGTTTGGTAGTGCGTTAAGCGGTACCGCTAATGCACAACAGGCACCTGTGGCAACTGTTATTGGTTCCCGTAATTTCTCAAATGGTGGTACAGGTGAATTGTTGTTACGTGTGACAACACCTGCACCGGATGTACGCGGCTAGGGGGTGCGACATGACAAATAATCAAAACACAAAAGTTTTAACCGTAGATTATGACAGTGAAGGCAACGGGCGTATCCTCAAGGAAGAGACCCTCAACCCTCAAAAGCCCGTGGAACTCAATTTTGGTTTTCTGGAAGCCTTGACGGTGCGTAGTTTGCCCGGTGGGGATCGTGTCAAATTGTCTTTGAAAGAGGCATTTTTGAGCAACCCCGATGCGGCAAACATCCTGCGGCAGGATTTGCGCCAAGTGGCATTTACCGCCATGGCAAACGCCGAACGCACTTACACAGGGTTTACCCGTGAGGTGGATAGCAACCTTCCTCAGGAAGAATATTTGCGTGATGCGGCAATTGGTGTAATCCCGAAATATCGTAGCGGGGCACCTCGCCCGCAGGCGCAATCATCGTTTGAAGGTGGCACAATCATCAGTAATGATCAATATTCGTTGATGGTGGATGTGTTAGGGGATTGGATACGGTTTGATCAAATCGGCAAAATCCGCCAAATTTCCGAGGAATTGGGACTATCTGCCGTGATGACTGATGAGTATGAAGCTTATGCGGCAATTACCAACACGGCAAACTATACCCGCAACTCAACCACCAATGATAATGATGTGGGTGCCAATACGCAAACCCTTGCGTTTAATGCGGATAATTTCCGTACCGCAAAAACCATCATCATGACCAGCAAGGATCGCAAAAGCGGTGCGTATCTGGGTTATAACCCTGATACATTAATTGCTAGCCCATTGTTGGAAGTGCCTGTATTGCAGCTGTTAAATAGTGCAATGTTATCTCGCACACATGGTAATACAACTGCCGAGGTCATTGGCACGGGCACCGATAACCCGATGCGTGGCATGATACGCCGTATCATTTTTAGCCCATGGTTCGGGCAAAATTATGAATGGGCGTTGATGGATACAAGCCGCGGGCATTTTATCCGTCAAAACGTTGAGGGATGGAATATCTACCAAGAAACCATGACAGAATCATCGGAATCATTCCTTACACGGGATAGCATCCGTTATATGATTGCGGGCTATTTCGGTTTGGGTTATGTGGATGATCGGTGTGCGTTTTACAGTGATAGTTCGACTGATGCTAGCGTGAGCTAGATACTAATTTTTTGACACTCACGGGGCGGGGATAACCTGCCCCGATTCATTTATATGAGGTGAAATGATGGATTACCCAACAGTAATTTATGATGGCAGATTGACCGAGGCAGGGCAGGACGTTATCAATTATATGGAAAGCGTTTTGCAGGGCGTGGGCAACAATGTGGATGAATTAAACCGCCTGCCGGGGCATATCAAGCACTATTACATACAAACCCGTAGTTTGAAACAAGCCCCCGAACGTTTTGCGGAAGAGTTTCGTAACTCATCCATGAAATATGCGTGGAATGACATGCAATTTTTGCGTGAGGCAGAAGTGCAGAAGGAAACGATTGAAGTTACCGCCGACAAAACATCCAAACTTGAGGAATCGTTGGCAGAATTGCGTAACCAATTGTTAGAACAGATTGAGGACTTGAAAAAACAAAACTCAACCCTCAAAGGGCAGTTAACCCGCGTCAAAAATCAGCTTAAGGAAGCGGATGCGGAAGATGTTGAGGAAGAGGAAGCCGAGGATGATGAGGAATCAACCGAGGTAGAAACCGAATCAACCGAGGATGAGGGCGACGAATAATCATGGTTTTAACATCGGCGCAACAGGTGCGATTAGGTATACAGGATGCCCCAACACTGGCAAATGATGTTTACTATGGTGATGGGATGGCAACGGGGTTTATGTTGCCTCATCGGAATATTACCACGGCATCCGCATTTGTGAGTGCAAACGGGGGTTGGTCGGCAACAGGTGCGACGTTTAACGCATCCGGTGTGGTCGCATTTGATACGCCGATTTCCGCTAATTCTGCGTTTTTGGTGACATATACCTATAGCGTGTTTTCGGATGATGAGATTGATCATTTTTTGGATGCCGGGGGCAATAGTATCAACGGGGCACGGTTGGAAGCGGTCAAAACATTAATGTTTGATGCAATCAAGCGGGCACGGTGGGGTGCGCCGGATGGCACAACCTTTGATGATACACAGGCTCAAGGGCATTTGCGGGATATGTATAACAAATTCTCGAATGAATTAACGCAGGATGCCATTGGCGGGGGTGCAACCTATAGTTGGGGTGCAAATCAATCATGAGTTATCGTAACCCGAATTACCGCCGTATGTCGGGGCAGGCAATGCAAGTGGCGCAATATGCCGGGCATGTGGTGACATGGAAACAATATGTAAGTGCGGTTACGGCTAACCCTATATTGGGGTTGGGTGATACGTACTATTATCGGCAACAATTGATAACCGCCCACATGGCATATCAATCCAATTCAGAAACGCAATATGGTGCTGGACAAATGGCAGGTGCGACATTATATGCAACCACCCGCGTAAAACCCTCAACCCGTGATGAATTGGTGTGGGATGGGGTGGTGTATCGGGTTGATTCACAGGCGCAACCGTCAAAGTTTGGCGGTCAATGGGTTACACGTTTAAAACGGGGGGATGAGTAAATGGCAATTCGACAAACACCATCTGCGGTTGTTGTACCCGATACGGTTACAGGGTCGGCGTATCAACCGAGAGATGTTATAGGCAATAAATTTGAGATACCCTATGCGGCGGGGGCTTATGGGGCATGGTTGGGGAATTTAACCATGGTTGATCGTGGGTCGGCTAATGTATCCATGCGGGTGCATTTATTCCGCGAGGAGCCATCCGCATATAACCCAACGGGGGTTGCGTTTTCGTTAGCGGATAATGATGAGGATGCCTATTTGGGATATGTGGACATTAATTCTTGGGCATCGGCAGGGGCATCAAAAATGGTAGGGCAGGCAAAAAACCCCGGTTTGGCAATATTTGCACAATCAGGGGCACGTAATATATGGGG